AATAGTCGGAACCATACCTGAAGCAATACCACCTGAACCGCCGTAATCCCTATTGATCGCAATTGTACCCGCACCGGCAGCACCAGTAATCAACTTGTAGTACTCTTGAGGTTTAAGGATACATACCAAGCCTTCAGTAGGTACATCATAGGTTTCGAGCATTTCCAATGCTTCATAGATAGACTCAACAATCAAATCTCCATCGCTAAGATCCCTCGCCGTTGTCTGCCGTGCAACACCTGTCCATGCTGGTTCAATATTAGCCGCGTCAGGATCTGTAAGACGATCATACTGAGTAGTGGTTGCATTGTATGCCATTGCCATCAACTGCTTATCATAAGCCTGTGCAAGGGCATTGCCCATTTGCTCTGCATACATACCACGAACATCATAGTGGTTGTGCAACTCATCAATCTCAGACACTTTGATGTCACTCATCAAGACACGATCCACAGTGATGACAATCTCATCATGACGAATCTTATTAGTTCCATCGAGATCATCCGCACCGGGAAGATGATAGTGAGCATTGGTCTTCCAAAACGTGGGAAATGTAGCAGACTTTCCACTCGTAATACTTCGAGACTGAGTCAGTCCCGACATGATGTTCTTCTCTTGGAAAGCCTTTACAACTTCAGTCAAATAAACTGTACGAAATAGAGCTTGCTCGTCAGATCGAGCAACCGGAGGATCCGAATTATTCTTTACACCTAGACGGTTAAGAGCCATATCTATCACACTTTCTTAATTTAAAACAATTAGGATTGAGAAACACAATACATCGTTCTTATGTATCTCAGTGTGATCGACATACAGGGTTACCGGACGTATCCGACCCTGTTGCCATTGATGACCCAAGAAAGGAGGGGGAGAACGAAAAGGATTCCCTCAGGGTTACCCAAAGGAATCCAAAGAGTTAATCTTCATTACGAATTGACCTGATCGTATCATTCAAGATGGCAATCTTATTCAGATCCTCTCGAACGTACTCAGGCAGGGGGTCATGACTCAAGATCCAATCCTTAGTTGGTTGGCTGAACTCAATGGGTTGAAGCCAAAGCAAGTCATGATCAAAGGGAGTTGCCCTACATCCTATCGAGAATATCGTTAGTGTTATCAGGAGTAGGACGCTTAGATATCTCACGATGTATGGTTGCCCTCCTAATTGATTCCTTTAAGGACGCATTGTCTTTCTCCAATCGACCCTTTTGAACCAGAGTTCGATTGTTAATATAGGACATTACGCCTTGAACTACACCCAACGCAAGAGATACAAGTCTAATGATGCCTGCCATTATCAGGGTTGTCCATTGTTATTGGGATTAGCGGCCACTTCTACCTTCTTAGTCACGGCTTCCAGCTTGTCGATAGTAGGTTTAAGAGCAAGAAGCAGCTTGTCATCCTTCTTGGTGGGAGTGATCTTAACAACGATAGCAATCAAGCCATACGCAGCTAAGAATCCTGCACAAATCTCTGTCCAATTAGCTAACAGCCATGCCATGTAGGTATCTCCTATAGTTTAAGTGGTGTGACCAACAAATGCGGAGCGTCCGACACGCTGTTCCCACTCCTGTCTATACGCAGGATCTAACGAAAATCTCTTATCTTTTCTAGCTTCCACGGCTTCCTGAATAGATGCAAAAGCCTTGAGACCAGAGCGATTGGTCGATGTTGTACCTCCAACCAGAGATTGAGGCTCTGCCCCTACAGCATCTCTGTATGCGTTGCTCAACTTCAGCACTTCAACTCTGACTTGATCCTGATTGCTAGTCTCCAAGATCGTATTCAACCGTGCAACATCTTGAGCAGGCAGATTATTTCCTGCCCATCCTAAAAGGGTTCGATAAGAGTCCTCACCACCAGCCATAGTAAAGATTTCTTCCGCAAAGGAATCCGCTTCCGCTTGTCGATACTGGATGTACTTGTCTACTTCACCCTTATCAATACCAAACTTAGTATGCAGTTCCGTATAACTCTCCTCTTTCAGTTGGTTTTCGTTGGCTCGATACTCATCTTCATATCGACCAATATTGAATTTGTCCTGATCCTGCATACTGTCAGGAGAAGAAGGAGTTGAGTCAGGCGTAGGAGAAGAAGCATCAGCAGAAGTTTCTCCTACAGGAGTAGAGCTTCCTAGTTTCTGTTCCAGTGCCACATAACTCGCCAGCAATGAGGCACTATCTACTTCGCCTTTTTCAGTGTCCCAGAATTTATCTGGAACCCCTTCAGGTTTCTCCGAAGAAGTCTCGGAGTCCTTCCACTGCGACGATCCTCCCCCCGGAGGTCCTTCAGGATTAATTAGTTCTACAGATTCAGCCATATATCAAGTCTCCTTTGTTAAGCTACGGCTTCTGGGGGGGCTGCCGCAGCAGCCGACTCAGGGGGAGCGATCCCTCCTTGTCTTTCTGCTTCATCTCTGGACATACCACCTATTTGGTTTATGGCACTGGGACCCAACTGATTAGCCATTTGCATCATTTGTTCTTGCTGTGCTTTTTGTGCGACCTCTTCATCAGTATAGAACACATCCATCTTGTCCACACCATGACTGGTGAAGATCTGATTCATAGCCTTCTTGGAATCCACTACTGCCGCTACTGCTTCTGGCCCCAACAACTGGGTAGCTACACTGATAGCCTGAGTTAAAGCGTTCATCTCATGACCACGATCAATAGCCTCAAACCCAGTCACAATGAGGAGTTCAACTTCAGCTTGATCAAACGGTTGCAATATTCCTTGAGCAGTTGCTCTTAATGTTAACCGATTAGCCAGCGGTCTTTGTATTTCAGCTTCAAGATTGGAGTATGCACCACCTAGCGCATCCTGTAATTCCTGCATGACTGTCCGAATTTCTTCAGCGGTCACACGTTCAGCATGTCTTTGGACACTGCTGTTCAGCAAGAAAGCATACCCTAAAGCAGCACGAAGATCTCTCTGGGTCTCCAATGCTACCCGAAAGTCCACCTGCTTATTGGTTTTTAGGGTCCACAGGTCCCCTTCTTCACCATCAAAGAACCCTCCGTTCCGCACCTTTTCCAATTCTTTTGGGGAAGTCATCGCATTGGGTCGGACACCAAACTTAGTCTGAGCAGCGATTAAAGATCCTTCCACCAGAGCCTCACTGAGGTCTTCACATACCGCCAGATCACCCGCATATTCCTCAACGTATCCACGACCATAATCCTCTCCTGATATCCGTATCATTCGTAAAGGAAAATACTGAGGGTCATCCCCCGGACTGGTCGATTCACTTCCGGGTAGCCTGATCCCGTCAATTTCCTGCCATGTCTGCCACTTGAACTTAGCATCCTTGCCTTTCCTCTTGCCATACTTCCGACAAACATGAGTATAAATACCTACATTGGTATCGTCACTATCGTCATAAGCAGGTTTTTCCTCTTGGCTAGGTGACAGAGCCAGTACGAGTTCTTGTGTCTCGGCTGGAAGAGTGCTGAAAGCTGCCTCTTCCTTCACTATAATTTCTAATGGCGTCCCGGTTCGAGGATCTCTTCGACACACATAGTGAGTCAAAGGGAAGTACCTAGCTGGTCCTTTATTCGGAATGTGAAGTAGGACATTCCCCGATACCAGCAAATGCTTGAAACACATGAACATAATTGGACGTAGTTCAGCATCGTCAACTTGTCGCAAGACATCCCGTTCCTGCTGTACTAATGTTCTCTCCAAATCATCCTTCTCTTCTGGTGCTAACGCTTGAATCAGTTTCTCAGCATCGGGAGTCAAGCGATACTGAAAGAAACCCCGTTGACTGGGAAGGGTGACCAACAGGAACTTAGAAGCGAGGTTGTTCACTCCTCTACTGCCAATACTTTGATAAGGATCAGGAATTGCAGAGTTGCTGCCTCCTGTATTGGGTGGATACAAGTACGGAATAGTCAAAGAAGCGATGTCTTCGGCTCGATTTAGGTAACTCTGCCTAGTCTTGGCCAGCAACTCATATCGTGTTTGTAAGGTACTGTCAGTTTGCGAATTAGATGCCATATCCATTAGGTATTACCTATAAGTCAAGCTAAGATATTGGAGCCGCAGGAAATCGTGCCATCACATTAGGCATGGCTGCGGGTAAGTTCAAACCTACCGTTAGAACTTGGCGGCCTCGAACCTTTCGTCGCTTTCCTCTTCGGCTAGTCATAGCTTCTCTACCTATCTCCACCTCGCCGGGCGCGGCGTCTTCTGGAGGAGGCATTTGAGGAGGAGGTGGTGGATCGGGCATCTTCGGACTCGAAAAGCACATCAGTTGACTCCTTACTAGTTCCAGTATTTTGTTTCTCTTGTATTGATCTTAAATAAGATATGACTTCAGCATGTCCCGCTCTTAGGTATAGAGACTCTAAACTCTCCTCCCTTAAAGGAGGACCACAACTAAACCTTTGCTCTAAACAGAGTATCAAAGCCTCACCGACAGGTGGAAACGCCTTCATAGCCATTGCTTTCCCTTCTTAAAGGGGGGACCAGTCAGAGTTTAGATCTACGCTTAGACTCTACATAAGCATAGAGTAATATAGAATAGTTGACAATATCGAGGATAGTATCTTTCAGATTCTCATCGTCAACCTTGAAGCTACCCTCTTTACAGAAGGTACTAAGACGGGACATCTTATCTGTCATCCTAACTAGGAATCCTTTCTCTGTAGTGGTGATACCCATACTCTCCACCCTAGAGAAATTGAGGAATGGGAGTTCCTTATTCTCACCCCCGGAGTAATCATGATTCTTTCTCTCCATCAACTCCTTCGCCTCTTTAGTCAGACTGTCATGTAATTCCAACAGGTCATCGCGATTCATTGAGGATTCCATAGCGTAATCTCCTTGGTTTTGAAACAGTAGTTGTCTGCTCTGAGTATTCGAGCCACTCTGCCTTGGATCAAGGCATCTCCAGCAGTCTTCCCTGCCTTACGATAGGCAGCCACAACATTAGACCACGCCCTCGATCCATGTAGTTGAATCTTCCCGGCTCCCACAGGTCCGATACCGGGACAGCCGCTATACCCATCACTGGAGTCTCCTATTAAAGTCTGACGCAGATGGTTTCGATCTGCCATGAAGGGGTCAATATAAATAATACCGCTCTCAGGTTGGTTGGGATTGTAATGCTTACCGGGAACTGTTTGAAGATCCTTGTCTACCGACACCATCACACAGTCTCCCGGTATCAAGAACTCATCAGTGGCCAAGATCCCTAGAATATCATCAGCCTCTAAATCCTTAATGCAATAGGTAGTGTACCTCTCAGCCATTTTCTTCTTGAGGAATCCTACCAGCATAGGACCAGCACGCTTCTGTCTATGGGATTTATAAGAAGGTAGCAGTCTATGTCTAAAGTATTTCCTAGTAGGGTCGGAGAAAGCTAACACAATAGGAGAGTCCTCAAGCGTCAGCCCCATCAAGGACGCTACCTTCAATTGTAAATCTGTAATGTAATCTTCCACTTGAAGCCATGCTTCTTTACCGTCACCGAACATAGAGTAAACGTCATCACTCCACTTGACAGCCACTTGAACTGCGGCCCCAACCTGTACTGCAATCGTGTCCGCATCAATAATAAGTGTTGTCTTCTTGTTCCGCATAGTACTCTCCTTGCTTATATCAATGGGTCTCGGACCAGTCCTTTCCAATCTTCCACTCACCATCTAGTGGACAGCGGACACCTAAGTCTTCTCCCGCTTGTTTGATTGACGTTCTTGCTTCTTGCCCCAACGGTTTAGCTAGATCTTCTGGGCATTCCCATTGGAACTCATCATGTACATTGACCACCAACCAGTAGTCACGCTGATGAATTAAGTTTATCTCTTCGAGCCTCTGCCAAAAGTTTATCAATGTCTGCTTCATAATTATAGCACCAGCAGATTGAAACAAAAGATTGACACTGCTATGCTCTGATCTAATCCGCAAATCTCGTCCATCCAATCCCTTTAAGTACCCCACAGTCTTGAACTTGTTCTTGACATCCGTGATTAGACGTTCAAATGCAGGGATATTCCCAAAGAATTTTCTTTTTAATCTCTTCCCTTCTTTACTTTGTTCTTCTTCCGACGCATTGGGTAATGCTATAGAGCCTAGCTTTTGGAAACCAGCCCCGTAAATCAAGGCATAGATAAAGGTTTTACTTTGATCTCTCGTAGACAAACCTGCTGCTTCTTGATTGGCAGCATGAGGATCACCCTTAGTTACCGTTTCGATGTACTCTCCCTCGTCATAGGGAGCCAAGTAATGAGCAGCGCACCGAAGTTCAAGACCAGAAGCATCAAACCCACAAAGCACAGTGCCACGACGAGGAATGAATAGAGAACGGCACTCTTTGCCGTAAGGAGAACCAACCCTAGGAACGGTTGCCAGATTTGGCCTGACATGAGTAACTCTGCCACTGATCGCACCATTGGTATTACATCCTCCATGTATTCTCCCACTCTTGACCAGACGTAACCAAGCCTGCTCTCCTTCAGCCAATTGTCCAATCCGTTTCGCAATGAGGAATAGCTTTGAGATATCTTTTGCTGGAGGGTACTGTAAACTTGATAAGATTTTTTCGTCAACCTTTGCATGTCCATCAGCCGTGTACTCCGTAGGTTTCCATCCATACCTCTTGACCAATAGGTCTGAGACTTGTTGTCTACTGGTAGGATTAAATGGAGTTAGCTTTACTTTGTGCGGTCCTTCTAAGAGATCCTCTCTCTTAATTCCATGAGCCTTTGCATCCTTTAGAGTACTGTACCTAAGATCTGTATTCTTATCTATCCAATGATCCAATGACTTCATCTTGATTTCTTTTGGAGGCATCTCCTTAGATAACTTCTTACGCAATAGCTCCTTCTCTCGAACCAGTAATCCATATAGTTCGCCTGCTTTGGCTTCATCAAACCCGAAGCCATTGTCTTCTTGCTGGTTTATGAGATCTGCAAACATCTGCTCCAAAGCCATAGCTCTGGTAGAGTAATCTTTAGAGACAACCAACTCCCATAAGCGGTAAGTAATCTCTACGTCACGCTCACAATAAGTCTGCATCTCTTGGGTCCACTTACCAAAGTCATGAGTATCTGCATAGTCTCCTTTCAAAATGCCCAACCGATAGCCCCAACATTTCAGACTATGCCTGCCCCGTAAAACAACAGGAACCTTTCCTTGTTTGACATCTCGATCATACATGTCAGTCCAGATCAATCGACTGCACACCAACAAGTCTAGATGGGACATACGGTTACAGTGTAAATCTATGTCGTTTCCAAACTCTGGGTACAGTTTGAATAGAACTGGTAAATCAAATCGTATCGAATTGTATCCCACAATCACTTCAGCCTTTGCCAACCTACTTAAACCTTTGGCAATAGAGTTATGTGATTTGTCGCTGGCATATGAATACAGCTTTCCATTGTCTAGATCCTTCATGACTAAAGAATGGACAGTAGTGACCTCTTCTACCAACCCATCGGTTTCAATATCAAATATGTATCTAGTACCTGCCATGTTAAAAGTCTCCTGGATCATCGGACGTAACCACTGGAAATACATCTCCTTCTTTCAGCACTTCAGTTAGCCTTGCTGTCTCCTTGCTCCAACGCAGCTTCCCACAGAGACCGGTATCTCCGGTATGTCTATTCTTCAGGACCCTAAGAACTGATGTATCTTTCTCCTCTTCATCCTCCGTCTGCTGGTTACGCTCCGCGCTTAAAACAACATCACTTATTTGCCCAATGGCATGAGACCCCCTAAGCAAATTCAAAGCCGGTCTGCTTAGACCTTCCTCTGCACTTCGTTCGGTCCTTCTTAAGTGAGATACCAAAATCAATCGACATCCTACCTCTTGAACTAAACTCCTTAGTTCGGTCATAGTGTTGTCTATCATCCTCCTCTCATCACCGTCAGCTTGGCCTGAGATCAAAATACTAAGGTGATCAATAAACACAGTGCGGCAAGATAGACCTCGAACCAAGTACCGTACCTTTCCAATCAAGTTCTCCGGATCGAGTGATCCATGATGATCATATAAGAACCAGTTACCGGACC